GCTACATTAGATGGAATATAAAAACTTTGAAAACCATAAGTAACACCACTTAAATCTGTAGCATCTCTATAAATTGTAGAATGAACACTTTTTGAATTTGTTCCAGCATAATGTAATGCACTAACTTGAACAAAAATTTTACTAGAAGTTGCTCCTGGTGTAATATTCACTGAAAGAGTATTTGAACCTGTAACAAAAGAAGTTGAAGTTGTGCTTCTATTACCTGTATCAGTAGCAGTAACAACTTGTAAAATCTTACCAGCTCCTGATACAGTACCCGTAAAGGCAAATGTGTCAGCCAAATTTATACTACTTGCTTTTATTTTACTTATTGCCATTTATTAAACTCCTATTAATCTATATCCCATGAAATAGGTTCCTCTAGTATGTGCTAATACAGCTGAAGTTGAACCATTTCTACTTATATATGCAAAAGATTCTACATAATCTGTAGTCCCATTCATATCCATGATTACAGATTGATAGTTAGTTTGATAATTAGAATAATTATTTTGATTAGCTTGATATGAATAAGAATAAACAGAACCATTTTTGTAAATGTAAATTCTGCTTTCGATTAATTCACTTGTTCCACCTTGTTGAGTTAACATTGTACCTATGTAATATTTTCCAGCAACTGTAGGAGTAAATCTATAGTTTGTTGTATTGTCATAACAACTATCAGTATCTAAATCTTCTGTGTTAAATTGTACTTTAGTTGCAGTTGTATTACTGATATTAGTATCGCTACTCATATAAGCAAAAAAAGCTGGAGTGTTTTTCATACTACTAGCAAGTGTAATTGTCTTTGAAGATAAATCTAAAGACGAATCTAATTTTGCCGTAGTAACAGCACTATCAACAAGTTTAGCAGTACCTACTGAACCGTCACCTGGATTTACAGTTTGTAAAGCAAGTCCTAAAAATATACAATACATTGAGTCTGAAGCACCAGGAGCTTCCGACATAGTAAGTGTCGTACCTGAAGCAGTGTAAGCTTTTCCAGCACCTGGCTCTTGGACAACGTTGTTAATTACTAACATTATATCAACGCCTGAAGTTACAGCAAAATTTAAAGTAAATCCTGTTGTAGATCCGTCAGGTGAAAATGTCTGACTTTGTTTTGTAACAAAGTTATTTAATGGTTGTTGTCCTATGTAACTCATTTAAATTCTATCCTACGTCTTCTAATAATTGTAAATTAACATCTATAAGACCACTAGCGTTATCTGATTGTACTTGTATTTTATCCGAAGTTTGTAAAACAATCTTTGGAACTTTAAAAGCAGAACCTGTTACAAGCGGTGCGTCTTCTATAATTATAAAACTTGTAGATGTTGTAGCATCCATTTTTTTAATTGTAATATTCACAGCAGTTGTTGTGGTATTAGCTATTGTACCGCTGACCACCAGCGTTTTGTTAGTCGCTGTATAAACATCTGTGAGAACATTACTAGTAATGGACGTTTGAACATCATTAAAATTGTTTGCCATTTATTATTCTCCTCCTAATGCGATAGCAAATGCTAACCCAGCAGCATTTATCTGATCTTGTATATTTGAAGTTACTCCGTTTAAGTAACCAAATTCTGTGTTTGAAACTGAACCATCATGTATTTTTGTAGCGTCAATAGCAGCGGCAGCTTTTATATTTGCGTCTTCAATATTTGTAATACTATTTCCTGTGCCGTCAGCGTCAAAAGTTTTATTTGTAAATGTTGTTGTACTACTTGCTGTAACTAAAGAAGTTACACCTGATAATAAATTTAATTCTGTTGAAGTTGCTGTTAAAGCAACTGCCTCATTAATCTTTGGACTTGTTAAAGTTTTATTTTCAAGTGTTTGTGTACCTAGTAATGTTGTAACTGTGTTGTCAATTGAAATTGTTAAGTTATCAGTGGCAGTTACCGAAGTGTCAATACCAGTACCACCTAATGCGTTTAATGTATCGCCTGAACCAATTGATTCTGAACCACTATCACCAGCAACTGTAAAAGCACCAGCAGCACCAGCTTCAAACTTTCTTGTTGAACTATTGTAAACTAAAGTTTGACCGTTAGTCGCACCAGATACATCAAATTGAATTGTAGTACCGTCACCTATAGCACTATAGATTTCATTAAAATTATCATTGATTAAATCACCACCATCTCTTAATGACGAACCTGTGCCATCATTGGCAACTGTTCCTATATTAATCAATTGTTTTGACATTTGTACCTTCTTTTAATTTTCTTATAGATATTTTAGCGTGTGGTTCTGGTGGAAATTTAAAATGTAAACTTCCATCTTCAATTATAAAATCTTCACCAGGTTTTAAGACTTTATCATCTTTTAAAACGACTATTTTATCTATGTTAATACTATTTATACTCATTTATTATACGACATCAAACTTAATTGAGTCACTATCAAAAGTTGTTTCAGTTTCATCAAAACTGTCTTCGCCTAATTGCCATATTTCACTTGGTATCGCAAAATTAGTTTTTAATTTAAAGTTAAAATCACCTAATCTATTTAATTCACCATCTATATTACTATTTAGCGTACCACCTAATCTTAAAGCATTTAGTGTTTGTATTGTTATTTGATTAGCAAAGTTAGTGCCCAACGATAGTTTACCAATACTTTTAAATGTAGGACCTGCTACAGGTATACCAAATTTAGTTGCGTTACTTCTTATCGTTACAGGATACTCTTTGTACTCACCTAATTTTAATACATAATCTCTTTTTAAAGTTACATCTCTTGTTGTCTTATCAAATGGTGTAATTGTTGAATCTGTAAAGTCTGGATCAGCACCTAATTGAGCATTTAATCTTTGCGTTGTGCCATCATCTTCAGTTCCTAATCTTCTACCAAAGATTGTTGAGAATAACGTATTAATTAACAATGCTGGACCATCATAGGCTATACTTGAATTAATACCTGTTATACTTTGTAGTTGTGCGTCAACTTGTGTAACTGTATCAACTTGACCAGCAAAATAAAAACCAGCAGAGTGCATTGTCTTTTTAAATGAATCTCTCCAGTCATTAATAGAACGACCTACTTTTATAACATATGAGAAGTCCTGATAGTATAAACTATCTTGTATTTTCATTGTAGACTCTGAAACGTGTCCATCTTCAGCAATATAACTACCGTCAGTATCAATAACGGCTGCCACAGTTGTAGTTGCTGTCGCTTGATCGAATATTTTTGAAACTGCTGTAGCACCTGAAGAAGCACCTGTTAATGTAACATCTGTATCATATGTGCCATCAACACCACTTAATGTCAAAATTTGTGTATTATTATCAAGTGATACAAAAGTACCTGTAACAACTGTAGAACCATCACTAGCAAATCCTGTAACTGATTCGTTTGACGTAAATGTTCCTGAAATATCTGTAACTAAAATTTTTGTTCTTAATGCTAAAGTAGGTGGACTTGGCGATTGTTGATATTCAGCACCAGGTTCAATTAAACTTATAGATTGTACTCGACCTATTTCAGAACCATAAGCAAAAACTTCAGCATTTGAACCATTTGTATCATCAACTGTTACAATAGGTAATGATGAATAATTATTTCCGCCATAGATAATTCTAATATCAGTTATATCGCCTGAACCAGAACCACTTTCTTGTACAATTTTATTTCCTGTGTATGGGTCACCTTTTGTTGTTTCATCTTCTAAAACAATATGATCGTCTGTTGTAGATGTACTTTCTTCTTGTGTAAAACCACCGTTTACAACTGAAACTTTTGCTGTTGCTGATCCACCACCTGTACCTGTATTTGTAAATACAATATCGTCACCTATTACATAACCTGATCCCCCATTATCAATTACAAATTCAGTAATACTACCACGACCAACATTTCCTACTTGAATTATAGCTCCTGAACCACCACCTGTTACAGTTATGTTTTCATCTTCAGTATATAAACTACCGTCATTAGTTATTGTTCTTGTTGAAGGAACACCTGTGACTGTTGCTTTAATAAAAATATCATCATCATTTGTTTCTGTGCCTCTTATAACTTCACTCGTTTGAAAACTACCTGATATACTGTCATCATTTAATATAATTTCTGATACTTCATTAGCACCAATTTGAAATTTAAAAACGTTTTCTACTATAGCAGTTGCTTCAGAGGTTTCACCAGTAATTGTACGTCCTACTAAATTTGATGTATTACCTACAGTAGCAATAGCTCTCAATATTTTTTTAGTATCAAATTTACCATCAGATACACGTAACATATTTTCTCTAGGATAAATTGTTTCTGAATTTTCATTAAATAATAATCTAAAAAATAATTCATGTCCTCTATTTGTACCTTTTGAACGATATAATGATTTTATATTTTTAATTAATTTTCTTTTATCTACTGAATTGTTTAAAGTTTCTGGTATTGAATTTAAAAATTCGTTTCTAAACTTTGTTAAAAAATGTGAAATAACTTTATCAGGATCTCTAAACTCTAAAAGTTGTTGAATAGTTTGAACTGGATTTGGTTTATAACTGTTAATAACAGCACTAGCGTTTGATGAACTACCTAAAATTATTTCACCATCTTTAAATTTATTTTGAGCAGAAATAAAAAGACGACCATTGTCTAAGTCTTCAGCAACAATTGTTGATGTTGCGTTAGAAGTTTGTCCTGTAATAGTTTCACCACGTGTAAATTTACCATAAGTAGAACTTTCTAAAAGTATTTTGTCACCAGCATCCTCTTGTGTTTTTTCTGAAGTAATTTTAGAACCATCTAATATTAATTCATTTGTTTGTGCTGTTTCTGTTTCTAATAAAATACCATCAGTTGTTTGAACTGAAGTCACACCTAATTCGGCTGACTCCATAAAAGTATAATATGTTTTTAAGAATTGTAAAAATTTAGGATGTTGCTCAACAACAAAGTCAGGTGCCTGACTATTAATCAGATTGGATATTTTATCCGTGAACTTTGCCATTTTTATTAGTAATTACTAGTTGTTGTGTATCCTACACCAGCGTCAGCAGACCCTCCTACAAAAGTATCTGCTGTTACTGTAATGCTAGAATTTGCTGTATCTATTTCTAAAATCTGATCTCTTACAGGCACAATATCATTTGAAGCAGGTTCAACTGTTACCTCGATAACAGTAGATGAAGCACCTCTTATATTTTCAATACTAGAAATATTTAATGAGTTAATTGTAATTTGTCCTGTTGTATAGTTTACTGTACCTTGTGTGTTGTTTACATATGTTCTTACTGTACCAGCAAAATAATATCTTCTAATGTTACCTGAACCATCATCATCAAGGAAATAAACATTTGTTGTATCACCATCTACTTTAAATCCTGAAGTTGTAATGACACCACCTGATCCTGATTTATGTCCTGTATGTGGATTAAAAATACCGTTTCTAAAGTAAATATCATATCTAGTTGATGATGATAAAGTAGGTGTAAATGTTTTTCTAATTTTAATAGTTGTTACGTTTGATAATAATGATGTATCTGTATCATCAATATTTTTAATTACTTTTGAATGTCTAAAAACATTATCAAATCTTTGTAAAGTTGATGTATTGTAATTATCTAACGTTGTAATAATTTCTGATTTTAATGTGTCTGCTGTTTTTGTAGTTGATCTTTCATCAAATTTAGCAGTTGTTGTTAATAATATTTTTGTAATTTCAGGATCAACGATAACTGGTCTAACTGAAGCAACATTATATTTTTGTAGTTGAGTTACTAAATCTTGTTTTGTAGTTTCTGTTAATGTAGAACCTGAAGCAGGATAAATCGCAATTTTAACTTGACCATAAACTGCTGTTTCATCATCTTCGCCACCCCAAGCAGAAACAGATTGAGCATTAGGATATAATGATTGTACTAACGTTTCATAATCTCCTGTTGTAACTGCTCTATCTTGTGCTGAATATTGTAAAGGTGCGTTGTATCGAATAGACTCTTTTGTTTGTGGTTCAGCACCACCTTGAGCAGATGAATTAGTTGTAATACTAACGTCTGTAAATCCGTCTATGTTACCTGATAATGTAAATGAAGAAGCACCGTTAGCTGCCTCTTTGTTTGTAACAATGTATTCTAATATAACAATGTTACCATCATCAACCGCTTTTCCTAAAACATCATCACCAAAATAAACTTCAAATTTTTCATCTTCACTTTCTTGTAAGAAATAAACTTTTGATGTTGAATTAATAGAAGTTAATCCTGTAACTTTTGTGTATGTTGATGTTGTTGTGTCTGAAGCAGAATTTTGAACTTTGACTTTTAAAGTTGTTGTATCTGCTAATTCACTAGGTATAAGAAATCTTTGGTCAGGATCAGCAGTATCAACCGTATATCTAAATGTAACTAATGTACCCTCATAAATTGATACGTTTGAAAAATTATAAACACCATCAGCAGGTGTAATTGTAATATCAGAATTTGTAATAAATTGATAAGATGTACCTTCAACTGTAGAAGTAAAAACAGTACCTTTGTCCATTGTTATAGAAGCACCCGAAGCGTTATTAATTCTTACATCAATATTAGCAACTGGCGCCTTAGCAGATGAAGGAGTATAACCTAACATCTTAGCAAGTGAAACTATATTTTTTCTTACATCTGCTGAATCTAGGTACATTTCATTTGCTAACATATTAGCATTGAAACCTAGGTAGTGTGTATTATAAGCAAGTAAGTCAAGTAAAACTGAAAAACCTGAACCCTCAAAATTATAATCTGAAAACTCTGGTTGACTTTGTAAAAATGTTTTTAAATTTGTTTTTATACTATCAAAATCTAATTCTGATACGTTTAATTTATTACTTGCCATTTTATCTTAATCTTTCTAAAAAAGTTTCTACTGTAACAGGCTCTGGTGAACCTACAACATAGAAACTAATTCTTAAATTGTAAGCGTTTCTATCTAAATCTGGTCGAGCAAGTATCTGTGTTACATTTGCTCTTGGTTCAAAATTTTTTAATACTTCACCCACTTGTCTTTGTAAATTTAAAGCAGTCAAAGGTGTAACTGGTTCAAATAACATAGAACGAACATTACCACCTATCTCTGGATGAAAAGGTCGCTCAAAGTGATTAGTTTGTATTAAGTTTCTAACACTTCTTTTAACTGCCTCAACATCTGTTAATTTATTAACATCACTTGTAGTAATATTACGACCAAAGTCTAAATCTAAATCTTTGTAGATACGATTTGATCTTTTACTATTATTAGTGTTTGAAGCGTCAAAGTTTGCCATAACACTAATATTTATACACTAACCCACAAAGATATTTGAAGAACCACTAGTCATTTGCCCACTATCAGCACTATCACCTATTCTAGCAACAAATTGACCTGCTACTCTTACAGTTGATGAACCTGCGTTCACATTTGCTACGTGTGGCGCACACGGTGGACTAGGTGGAAAAGGGTGTGACACAGTAGGATCGCCTACTCTAGCAATTAATATACCATTTGCTTTGACTGTAGATTGTGAAGGTGTATCAAGTGTAGTTGTACTTGAACAAATATGTCCTGTTGATAAACTATCACCTTTTCTACAGACAGCAGGCATATTATCTTACTTCTTTAGCTGCCTTTAGGGCTGCTCGTTTTTTTTCTAATATTATTGCTTGTCTAAGTTTTCTACCGATAGGTATGAATATAGAATGACACATCTCTTTGCCTTTTTTACTAATATACTCTACACTAATCTTATTATCTTTATATTCTGATTGTACTGATCTTACAGCTTTCTTTAAACTTACTGCTTCTCTTTCATGTTCATCACCTGCTTCATTCCAAAACAGGAATTTTCTCATTTTTGCCATTTTTTAAGCTCCGTTAAATGATTCGTGGTCACCTGAGTCATATATTACTTCATCTGGATCAAATCCGTCTTTTTCTTCATGTCGGCAGTTGCCACAACACTCAATTTTATATTTTTCACCAAATTCGTTTACTATTTCCTGTTGACATTTGCCGTCACAATGGCAATCGTGTCCACAATTATCACAATATTGATTTTTTTCTTTCATTTCAATATTTATCTTAATAATTACAACTTAATTCGGCGCCTGTATTAGAATTTTCTTCTAAATTTTTAATTTTTTCTGATGATTCGATAATTTTACCTGTTTTTAACTCAATTTTAGGCAAAATTTTACAATTTTTTACGTTTTTAGAACAAGACGAGAACAAAATAAGAACAAATGTTAA